TCGAATCAGGCAAACTATTACAGCGAACCATACAACACTTCAAATGCCCCAAGCTGGGTGAAATCTTCTACCATACTCGCTGTTCTCACCATGTTTAGTTTATGTGCTAGCTTTTTACCGCTTAACATATCTTTTAACTTAATTTCATAATCCATTTTTACTGCCACTTTGCCTTGTTCAGTGTCGTAGATAAACAATAGAACATCACCTGCATGTTGATTTCGTTGCTGTTCTTTTGACTGCAACAAAATCGCCTTCGGATGGCGTAGTTTTTCCGATAACTGCTCCCAAAATTCAACCGGCAAAGCAATGCCTTTGTTTTGTTTGCTGTCGCGTAGTGCATGCAATACGTCATCATCACGCACCGCAATCACCGCACTTTGTGGGGCTTTATCCAAATTATCTAATTTGGTGATCACGCTTTCCGGAATCACGCCGACATATTTCATATTGCCGCGCGCGATTTTTTGCGTACTTACGGTATCCACCATGTCTTTTATCGCACCGTTTAACAACACCATGGCTTTCGGATTTTTCAGCACGTCATCAATCAACAGACTGGCTAAGTGCGGTTCTGCTGTCGTCATTTTTTGCAATAACAACTTGTCCACGTCAACATCGCGTGATTGCGTTAGGCGTTCAAAGTTATACGGTGCAAAACCTACATCATAGCCTTTCGGCACGCGTACTGTGCGCGGATTGCCGGAACGTACACCGACCAGTTTTTCTTCCCATTCGATTTCAGGCGATTGGCTCACGGTTTTACCCATTTCGGCTAAGTCGTCTTCATCATGCGCTGATACAGTGCAGTGGCATCCATACGCTTTGATTGGATAATAATAGCGCCAAAACGGATCTGTGGCCGGCAGAATTGTGCCATCTAACGCAATATGTTCTTCGCGCGGATGTTCATTATCATGGTGATGATATTCCCAATAAGGCAATACATCCGCCAAGTCTAAATGTTGTTTTAAACGCCCACGGTTATATGCACCATAAACGTTGGTGTCGTAAATAATCCGTGTGCGCCAGTTGCGACCTCCGTTATATTGCCAGCCGGTCTGTGCCACGATGTCATCAAAGCGCTTGCGAAATCCCTCTAAGGTTTCACCATTTGCGATAGCATCATCTACGGCTTCGCGAAACGCCGTCAGCACTTCGTTACGATTTGCCCCGGCAACCATGAAGAAATAATCATGTTCTTCGCCCAGCACGTCTAAATAACTGTTGGTCGGTAAATTGAGTTTCTTCTCAAAATATTTGACCTGTTCTTCAAAAGTGAACTTCATGCCAAATCTCCCCTAACCCCTCTTTGCTAAAGAGGGGGACTTGGTGCGCTCATCTTCTACGGATTGACGACCAGCAAAGTGTGCGGTAGTTGATGCCCACGCCATCACCTTGCCATATTCAGCGAAACTCAATTCAGGAATTAAACTGTCGAGCTGATGACGGAAGTCTTCCAGGCTTTCCGCCTGTGAAAGTTGGTCTTTGATGGTTTGTAGCCATTCCTCCACGAACGGTTCGCCTTCGACTTCCAACTGCTCACCAATGCTGTCCACGATAGATTTTGGAATTGGCTCGGCAAAATCCACCTTATCCGTTCCCTTCTTTTGTAAAGATAGGTTAGGGGAGATTTCTTGCACCACAATGTCACCTTCTTCAAAACCATAGGTGCGCATTAAATATTGCTCGGTAAATTGCACGCCCAAGCCAACCAGTAAGCCATCACGTTCCGCTTGGGCTTTGTCAATGCTTTCCTGTTCATATAAATCAAAGGTCGGCAGGGTTTCTACACTGAAATTCAGCTCGCAAATCCACGCCAATAATTGATTGAATACGCCTTCCACAAGGCTTGCGTCATCATCGCGAATGTCAAGTGTCACTTCCAAGCCCGCCGTTGCGCTGGCACGGTTGGCTTCCGCCTCGGTAGTTTGGTTTTGCCCCAATAACGCAATGGCTATTTCAGACTTGCAGTAACGCAAAAAATCATCAAATACTTGAGAAGAACCGCTTTTGCTTGCGCTTTCTAGCATATCAATGGAACTGTCATCAGGAATTGCCGCCACCGCTGTGCCGAGCATTTCTTCCATACTGTCCAGCAGCTCATCCACTTCATGGGATTGCGCTTGACGAGGATGTTTGCCGACTAGCCAAGGCGAACCGTATTTTTCCATGAATTCGAGCCAGAATTTAAAGCCACCTTTCTTGAAGGTCGCCGCCCAGAAACACATAGCCAAATCCGCGCGTCCGTATGGGTTCATATAGTCCGCTTGTTGTGTTGCAAGCAGGAATTTCTTTTCCGGCACAAGGTCGCCGTTGCGATTATCTTTGGTGCGGAGCATTAAACGGTTTTCTTCGTCAAACACAAACCATTCCTGCGGCTTGCCCACCACGGCAACGGGCAACAATAAGCCGTCTTGGTTTTCCCACATCACCTCCAAGGCTTGATAACCGAACAGCGTAGCGTCTAAAATTTGGTTGATGATTTGGCTTATCGGCAGACGGTCAAAAAGTGCGGTCAAAATCTCGTCCGTTTTTTCGTTACCGGTTGGCGTAATGCGCCATTCAAGCCCCTTGATTGCCGCTTTTCTGCGACGCACACAGCCACCCACGTGGCTATCGGATAGGATTTCGCGGTAAGCTGAAATGTCCTTCCCCATTTTTTTCAGCACAGGATCAGGGTTGGGCAAATAGTGCATAAATGACCAAAAGTCGATAGCCTTGGCACGGGTGGCGATAACGCCGATTAAATCTTGTTTTTTTACTGTCATGGTTAATATCCTTGGGTCATTTTACGACTGGCGCGAGGTTTACGGCTATGGGCTTTTACCGGCAATTGAATCAACTGACGACTTGCATAGTGTGCTAACAACAATGCGATTGCCGTGTCACCGTGGCGTTTGCTTTTGCCATCCGCACTTTTAGCCCGTTTATCCGGTATGCGCGGCACACCCTTTACCACTTGGAACGAACGTAGGTCAGCGAGAATATCAGCGTCTTTCGGAATAGATTCCAGTTCACCGTCCTCCAATGCTGCTTTAAACGGTGCAGTGTGTTCGCGATACCATTTTTCTGATAGCTGAACACAGTCAATAAGTGAACCGAACGCGTCACGGGCGGATTCCGCCAAATATCCGCCATTCCCGCGTGCGTCAAACGCACCGCCCGAAAAGCGGGGAAGTCGTTTTAAAATAAACAATACGATTTGTTCTTGTTGTTTGTACGGCATATTGCCCAGTTCAACGATAAATTGAACCTGTTTTGTTAAGTTTTGCTGTTGCGCCAAAATGACAAAAGAGGTCATATCTCCGCTGCGGGCAAAGTCTTCACCGAAAAAGTGCAGTAAGTTAGGCGATAGATTTTGCAAAATTGGAGCTAATGTTTTTTCGCTCCAGTCTTCCATCTCTTTATAACGGGTTGACTCCGGCACAAGACTAAAGCCGTCTTTCGCTTCAAAACGCACTACGGGCGTTTTTTCGCTCATTTGACGCTCAATCAATGCACGGGAAAGCCACAAACCGGAACCGTTTTTCGGGACACAGTAGTATTCTTCTTCTGCATCCTCTTTGGTTGCGGTGTCATTAAGTAGGTTTTCTTTCCATTCGGCTTCTTTTTCGATAGTCCATACTTGTTTACTCACTTGGCAAATGCGTTGATACAAGCCTTCCGCACAAGCATCATCAAGGGTAATGGTATGAACAGAGTAGCGTTTTTTTCCTGCCCGACTGTCTAAGATCAGTTCATTAAAGAGGTTATCAGCACCGTTATGAGAGGAAATTAATCGTACTTTTGCGCCCCACATAGTTAGTGCTAATGCCGCTTTTAACACTTCCGCAAGGTACTCGTGGAACGCCGCTTCATCAATCACGACAACCCCTTGCATACCCCGCAAGTTTTTCGGATTGCTGGATAAGGCTTTCACTTTAAAGCCTGATGCGAAATAGATAACGTAAGTTAAAATATCCTTGTTTTCATCTCTCAAGACTTCTTCTTGGATTTCGCCTGCTGCATAGTTAAACGCCTTTGCCCACATAGCGACCGCATCAATAAATTCACGTGCCATCTCTTTGTTTGAGCCGATATAGAACACATCCGACCCACCGTCTTTTTTTGCAAGACTGGCAATCAGGGCGTCATCTGCCGCTTCTGCCCATGTCAAACCGGTTCGACGGGATTTTTCGGCAATTTTGAGTTGCGATTTATCTGCTATCCAACGCTTTTGATACCCTAACAATAACTCATTGGGGGCAAAGGGAATAAAATCCGCCACAGTTTTTTCGGTCATTATGCAATTCCTAAAATCTCTGCTTTAAGCTGTGCTACAGTCGCTTGTGATAGTCCCGCTTGTAATACCACTTTTTCTGCGGTTTCTGCCGCTAATTGCGCCATTTCTTTACGGATAGCCTGTTCACGCTTATGAGATAAGCTTTCAGCCTGCTCCAGTCGCTGAATCGCAGACGATAGCAATGCCAAATCCTTCGGCTCCGCCTTGCCGTTTTCACTCATACCGATGGACGTTTCAAACGCTAGGTTCTTAACAATTTCCATCAATAGCTTGCCAATATCGCTCTGCGGTGCTTCACCGAATTGCTTCGTCCAAATTTCGGCGACTTCACGTGCATTGCGAATTTTGCTTGCCATTTGTTCCATACGGCTGGCGTAACGATTAAGACCTGTGCGACTTAATTGGTAGCTTTCATCTAATCCACAATCTCGGATTAGATCATTAATCTCTTCAAGAATTTGCGCCTGAGAAAATTGCTTGTCGCGCAACATCATTGCCAATTGGGTTTTGATATTAGGTGGAAGTAAGTCCACTTTGCTTGCACGGCCACGTGTATTTTTATCGGTCATTTAAACCTCCTTTAAATTGGGTTTAAATCTTTGGACTTGGCTTTTTTACGCCGTCCACGAAAACGCGA